AAATCGAATCGACAACACCACCATTATTGTTGTCTTCTTCCAGGGCAGCATCCATATCCACCAGGATGGAAGGAGCCTGACCACCCTGAACGAAGATTGAATTAGTCGTTGCGCTACCCACGGTCTGAGTGGTAATACGCGTGGAATCAAATAACGGCCTGTCGACCAACAGGGGTTGCTTGTTCGTTGATGTACTCGACACGTCTCTAAGTCCTCTTGTTTGTCTATTATACCGAGCCCGGATTCAATCCGAACTCTCGGACAACGCTCATGTATTGATTGAAACCATCGGGATATTTAATGGCTTCTTGATAAAGAGAGGCCGGATCCCGTTGCAGATTTAGGAAGCGTTGGAACGATTCCCCCGACATCGTGTCTTCTTCGTTGGGATAGAACTTAACTTTACTTTTTGCTTTGCTCAATACCTGATAAAAAGGGTTGGTGCTCGCAGCGCCATAAGTGCTGCGATACACCTCACCTGGTAGATACTTATCGGCGTATTCGATATAAGCCATTAGAAGAGTTTGCCGGGATTCTGGAAACCTACCGTGGTGCCGAAAACACCAGGGACTGTGGGGACCTGAAGAGCACTGCGAAGCAATTGCTCCACGATGTTCTCCTTTACGCTGCCGAGTAACGATTCAGCACGTTGCTTGCGCTGTGCAGTCGTCGTCGGATTCTTGGCAACGGGAGCAACTGGGGCTTGGCCACCAAGATCTGCTGGAATGTCTCCCAGGACCCGCTGTGCGTTGGCGTAGTAATCCCCGCCTTTTTTAAAACGGGGCAGCATCGATTGGACTGATGTTCCAAACGAATCTTCCGCCGTCAACGAAACATTGGGATTCCCACCTAATACGGTCGCATAAGCACGAGCGATACCCATGCCCGGCTTGTAGCCACGATCCTCGAAATACTTCAGAACAGCTGGCATCTGACCGGCTCTGGTTTGAGGGCCAGAGATTCCGTACATTTGCTGCTCGTTCTGCCCGAATTGGATCAGACCTTTATGGCGACCACCAGCACCTCCGACGATATTGGGATCCATGTTGGGGCCAGCTTCCAAGGAAAGGAAGGCACCAAATTCGTAGGGGTCTAGGCCAAGCTGCTTGGCCCCACGAAAAATGGCCATCCGTTCTTCTGCTGGAAGAATACCAACACGCTTTGGCGCCACTACTGGTTCCTCCCTTTCAGTTTCATCAGTTCGCGGTAGGCAAGTTCTGGATTGGCTTGAGCCCATTGCATCAGGGCTTCGTTGCTCATCCCAGTAGCACCACCAATTTCTTTCAACTGACGCTGAAGCTCTCCAGTCTGCTCCATGCTCCTACCCAGTTGCTGCTGGCCCGCATAGAAGGAAGGAAGGGCGATACCTGCAGGAGCAGAGTACTGCTGAGCAGCATTAAGTACTTCTTGAGAGAGTGCGCGTTGTTGAACATTTTGGCGTTGTGCGGGAACACCGGCCCCGTTAGATAACGTCCCAGGTGCCACTGGAGCAGCGGGAGGAATCTGTTGTCCGGCACGCCCGTCAATCACCTCTGGAGGAGGGGGAAGAACGGGGGCAGGCGGCGGAGTGCCACCTAATGCTGCGTATTCCGAAAACCTAGATGCTCGATCTAATCTGCCACTGTAATCAGGTGCCAGTTCACCAGGATTGACGACAGGACGATCTTGGATGGGAGTAACGCGAGGATCTTTGCGTGGATCGTAAACAAGTCCACGATCTTGCAGAACACCTAAAAGACCTTGACTTGCTTGAATCATGGGAGTTGGGTCTGCCAGGCCCCAGGCTGCTCCACCAGCGCCCAGCACTGCTGTGCCCCTCAAACCTGTTGCGCCACCAGGAGCAAGGTTGCGGAACACACTGCCAACTTGACCAAAACCAGATTGACCGCTTAAAGCACGCGCTGCTTTTTCTGTAGTGCCGCCAAATTGTTTAATGAACTCCCGACGCAGGTTTGGGTCACGAGCAAACTGGCCACCTGTTTGAATGGCGGTTTGCATTGGGTTGGTCAGAACAGATTGACCAGCACGCAAAGCATTGCCGATGACCGGAGCACGGAGGGCGCCTTCTGCAGTCTGACCAGCAGCACGAGAAAGTTGTGGTGCAATACCAGCAGCTTCTTGAATGGCACGGTTGACCATACCGGTCTGTACGTTGCGAGTCAGTCCGGCTGGCGCATTGGTCAGATCGGAAATCATCCCCGTGAAGCGGGTGGGGATATTACCAAAGTTGGGACCAGAGAAGGCCTGTGGTAACGGCTTCTGCAGTACGCGTTCAGCTTGACCAGCCAGTGCTCTATAGGTCTGGGGATTCGTGACTTTATCTGCAGCAGCTTTCACAGCAGGTGCTGCCTTGGAGCCAAAGCCCTGCACTGCCCTTAGCACTTGAGGGCTGGATTGTGCAAATTGCCTAAGAAATTGCCACATTATCGCCAGTTCTCCATCAGGTAAATACGAGAGCCAACAGCAGTGTCAGCGGGTCCAGGTAAGGCCTGAATAAATTCAGCACCGGATCGTTCGTAGCGATAGCGAGCTTGGAACGGATCTTTGTAGTTAGGAACGTAGAGGATGCCAGCGAGTCGGTTGGTTTCATAGAGATAGATCTCATCCCAAACCTTCAGTGCCTCTTTGGCATTGCTGGAGCGAATCGTACGATCCACGTCACCCAGGATGGTTTCCAACCGGGTGGAAGGAGAGCTGGCAACCTCGGTCTTCTTTTCGGCCGTATCACAACGGCCAATCTGAATAACCAGTTTATCGTAGAAGTAAGAATCAGGCACTGTATTCATGGCCTCTTCCAAGCGGGCATAGTCACCCGCTGGGACAGACACAGTGTAGTAGCCCAGGTGATACCTGACCCTACTTTTGTCAAAGTCAGATAACTGCACTTCTACCTTCCAGCATCAACTCATTATAGTTGCAGCTAATCAAAAGAGATTTCCGCCAAGGAACTGACCTGTTGCCAGGGAACTGCCTTGAAGATACGGATCTTCACTCATGAATTGAGAAAGAAATTGATTTGGATTTAAAGCTTGGCTAATTGCGTTACTTACCAAGGATGCAGAAAGTTGCTGGGACAATGTCTTGGGTTTTTCCTTCTTTCCTAAGGCTTCTGTTAAGGCACTAAGCAATTCATTTTGAGAGGCCTGGTTCTGTACCAATCCTGTCAGTAATGCTTGGTTGAGCAAACTCTCTGTGCTTCCTCCCGTAGGAGCTGGTGCAACTGGCGGCGTTGTTTGCGCTGCAATCGCAATTTCACCATCTTTTTCCGGGCGATCGATATTGCCATGACCAACTCGAAAAAGAACCTTGCCACTGGGATCCAATGATTCAGAGTAGTATCCGTAACCTCCGCCAGAGCCACGACGAACCTTGCCTCCAGCCACACCTGGGAGAAAAATTGACGCATCTTCGACGGCACCCTTGTCAAAGCGACTTTTGCCCTTGAAAGGAACGTAGAAGTCAAGTGATTGCCAGCCGGGATGCCTGCTATGACCATGAGCAGCAGCGGCACGCTCAAGCAGGTCAACCTTGTCAGAAAGATCTTTGTTTAGATCCCAGCGGCGACCAGATACTGCCGCATTGGAGAATTCGATCTCACGCCCAATCGATTGATACTGCTTAGCCAGTGCATCTACCGCCTTGACACGCTCGGCAACAGGCAAAGACTGAAGCAGCTTTAAATCGATATGGTAATCAGTCGATCCACCGATCTTGGCGCTAGGGCCTGTGAATCCTGATCGAATGGGCGTATACGTCATTATCCTTTTATTTTTGATTTTAAGACAAGAAAACCCCCGGTTTCCCAGGGGTGTTCCAGAGGAGATGAATCAAACTCGGATCAGGTCAGCTGCAAGAACGGCGTCCCAATCAACCCGCTTGATCTGTTTGAGTTGCTCGAGATTATTGAACCTTTCACCCGATAAGGACATTTGCAGGTCTTTAATCTCGCGAGCAGTTTTCAAGCCAATACCCTTGATGTGATCAGCGATCATTTGGGCAGTGGCTGAGTTGATGTTCAAACGTGTATCGGGTGGAAAAGAACGAGGCTCTTCTTTGGCAGCCTTGTCCTTCACTTGAAGCGTTTGAACTTTCTTTGTTGCTGCTTCATCAGGAACCAACTCAGTTTTATAAGCGGTATAAAGGCGACCGTCTTGGTCTTCAACCATGAACCAGTCGCCGTTATCCCACTCACTTACTACTTTGACTCGTGCCCCTGTCTTTTTATGTTGATACAGAGGTGAAGCAGTTGTAGACATAGGACCAGGGTTTATCTGGTCCTAGTTTACATCAATCAGCTAACGGTGCGACCGAGCAGGTAACCGTCGATGTCCTCGTAGCCAGGAGCCACGTCGGGCTGGAGGTAGCAAACCTCAACCACGAAGTAACCCTTGCGGTTGGCAGCAGAGTCGGCATCGGAGATGTACCAGCCACCAGAGGTGGAGGTGCCGGTGGTGGTGCCACGGGCATACACCTTGAAGGTAGTAGAAGCAGTCAGCTCCTTGTACACGCCGGACACATCCACACCAGCAGCGCCGGTGGCGGTCAGCAGGGGCAGCTCGCTGTAAGCAGCAGAGGCACCAGCGAAGAACACTTCACCAGCTTGAGCGCCAGACACGGTCGAGGTGAGGTTGGCCTGAGAAACAGGCTCGCCCACGCCGGTCACGGACACAGGGCCGCTGGAGTCGCGACCGAAGGTAACCACGGTGCCGGTAGCAGCGTAGATACCAGAGGCCACGGTGCCGTCCCAACCGGAAGCCACGGAGATGGTGGCGCGGTAGACGTATGCAGGCAGGGTGCTATCGCCGGAGATCACCATGCCGGTGATGTCGGGGCGGGTGTCGTCGTTCCGATAAGGGGAAGGAACGATCACGTTGCCGGTAGCAACTGCACCGCCACCAGAGGTGTTGGATACAGCCACGTAACCACGCTGTTGGAAATACTTCCAGCCAGGGATGGCCAGCACCGAAGTGGGGCCACCCTTGGAAGCGTCGTTGCTACCGCTGTCGTTGGTATCGATGTTCTTGTACCAACCGTTCAGAGGCTCTGCCCAGTTGCCTGGGAAGATTTTCTTAGACGAAAGATAGGTCATTTATCTTTTCCTTAAGGTTGACTATTTATGAATATCAGACGTTGCCGTCATCAGACACGAAGCTGAAGGCGGTGGTCACGAAGTCCTTGTTGAGGATCTCGAAACCAGCGTACAGTTGCCAGATCAGGATGATGAAGCGGCTGAAGTCGTCGTTGTTGTTGATGAGCACCTGAGCGTTAGGACCGCCGATACCCACGCCAACGGACTGAGGACCGAAGAAGTAACCTTGGGCCACTTCCTGGGAGCTGTAAGTAGCAGCACCATCAGAGGCAAAGGTTGCAGTGATGTTCTTGGTCGGGAAGTTGGTCGACTCGAAGAACTTCACACCTTCAAACTGAACACCGGTAGGCATCACAGGTTCGCCAGCCAGGAAGTAACCTTGACCAGCCTGGGGACCCATGAAGAAGCTGGCGTTGTTAGGCATCATGGGGTTGCCCATGTACATGCCTTGGCCAGGGTTACCAGCGTAACGAGCGATCTCACGGAAGTCGGGATCACGACGCAGGTGCATCATGAAGGTGGGATCGCAGATGCAGCGATACAAACCATCAGAGAAGGTGGGGACGTTACGCTTACGCAGGTCCTTCACCACGTTCAGCAGGTCGGTACGCACCTGGAACTGCTGCACCTCGGCGGTGTACTCAGCGCCGGTGTAAGCAATGCGACCAGATGAATCCTTGGTCTTGCCACCAGCGAAGTAGTAACCACCCTGGGAGGTAGAAGCGGCACCGTTGGCTTCTGCTTTAGCGAGTTCGTCAAGGAACACGCGGTCGCGCCAGCGGCGGTAGTCGTCCAGCAGAGTCAGGCTACCGATGGACTGGTGGAACATGTTGAGGTTCCCGGTGTCCAGCAGCAGACGCTGAGCGGTGATCAGAGTCTCGCGAGCAATCTTAAAGGTGCTGGGCTGAGTCGGATCACCCGGGTCGGCAGGGCCGGTGTACTCCTTAAGCACCACCAGGACTTTCTCCTTGGTGATGTTGCGGCTGTTGGCGGTACCGATGGTCTGGTCAGCAATACGCTCGCGGCTGTCCTTGGTACCAGGGGTTCCCCAGAACTTATAGCGGTCGAGCTGAACGGTTTGACCAGGCTGACGGGTGAAGTCATGGACCACCACAGGCTCCACTGCCATCTCGGCAATGTAAGCAGGGTGAGGACGGTAAAGTTCCGCACCCAGAATCTTTGGAAAGTCGTTATCAATGAACACTTTGTTTTATCCTCCAGTGTCGCAGGAAGTGTTTTTATCGGGTGAAAGATTCAGACATTGATATGTCTTATCTAACACAAATTTTAGCAGTGCGTAATTTATTTATTACACGTACTGCATAGTTGGGGCCTTATATCGGGCACCTATGGAATTACTAGAGCCGTAGGCTTCTGGATCAAGGGCAGGTTGCTGGACGAAACCAGGAACGCCAAGTGCGCCAGGAACTGCTCCAAGTGCTACACCGCCAAGCCCAGCGGTAAGTGCGGCGGCGGGGACTGCGCCTGCTGCCATTGCTTTTCCGATGTTTCGTGGTGTAATTTGCTCAGCAACATTTCCGGCTGCACCGGAAAGATTCAGTAAAGCGTCAGAAACCAAATCGTTCTTTGCGCCATAACTTGCGCGAGACAAACGGTCTTCTGCTCTACCAAGTAAACCTTGAGCTTGACGCGAAAGCTGTCCGCCATATTTACCAGCGAGGGCAATATTGCGAGCACCTTTTAAGCCTGCTGCACCCCCAAGAAGACCGGCGCCAGCGGCAAGGGCCGCAGAGCCGGGATCTTCGCCTTGAGAAAGGGCGTACCCACCAACACCTAAAGCGGCGGCAGCAGGTACACCATATTTAAGAGTGCCACGCATGGCATCACTCCATTACAAACAGTTTGTTTGCAACAACTTGAGGCTGAGCTTGGTTCAGGAGGCGCCAAGCTTGTGCGGGATCCACATCCATCTGTTGCTTGAAGGAGCCCCAGAAGTTTTCAGGTTGCTGGGGAGCAGCGGCTGCGGGAGGAGCAGGGAACTGACCTAAGGCAGCGTTAATGGGAGAGGTGGGATAACCACGGGTCTCCAGTTGAGATTCGTCTTCGTACACAGGGTACGGACCTTCAGGACCAAAGAACTTCAGTGTGTAATCACTGAGGACGTCGGGGTTGGTCAGAATCTCGTTGTAAGCCAGATTCTCTTGGTGCTCAGCAACGGAGAAATTGGCATAACGCTGCAGAGTTTCTTGTGCCTTGGAGCCCCATGCAACGGCGCTATCCAACATGCCTTCCAGTTGAAGGGCGTAGTTGTTAAGGACGGCAGGTGCGTTCCAGCCGTATGCATCAACGACGTGACGGCTTTCCGCGTTTAGTTGGAGGTAATCCGCGATCGCGCTTTGTACTTCCGGTGTCGGGCTCAGTCCGTCGAGCGTTGAGGAGATCGCCGAGGAAATTTGGGAAGAGTTGGGCGAGTAAGCCTGGTTGCGTGACCAAGTCTGCGGAGCCGATTGTGGCGTAACTTGGTTGCTGTACTGCTGACCGTAATTCGCCGGAGCGTATTGAGTCGTCTGAGAGGGTTGCCCCTGGAACGGGGATTGAACTGGTGCGCTCAACAGATTCACTACCTTGTTGAACGCCGACTCCCACGGATTGCTGGCCGGGGCCTCCGATGGGGACTGGGGGGCGTACTGAGTAGGGGCTGATTGGTAACTGGGGGCCGCTTGAGGTACTGCCTGGGGGTAACTGGTACCCACCTGATACGCCACTGGAGCCTGGCTCGGGGCCGCCTGGTAATTGACCGGGGCTGGAGCCACGTAGCTGCTTGGAGCCACCGCTGCCGGGACTTGGCTCGTCTGTGGGATCGATTGGACGGTAGCGTCCTGCATAACTCATCTCCTTTTGTAGAGCTTCTAAGGTTCGATACAGATATGGAGTTAAATCCAATCTTGGATCCGCAGCCATCGGAAGATCCGGTGCTTGCGGGTGGGGAGTCTGCATCATTCCCCCCACTAAGCGAGCGAACTGAGAGTATGCACCCTGTAATTCGTTCACCATCCTGAATGGGAACCCAGATAACATCTCGGCTCTTTCCTCATCCGTCTTAGACGGGAAGAGGTATTTCAGTGCTTCAATGCTATCAACACCTAACTCCTGCAAGTTGCGTACCACAATGGAGTTATTGAGGATGTCTTGGGTTGAGTCTTCGTAAACAGGACCCATCCAACGCCACAACATCGTGACGTCACCGTCTGGAATTAAGCCAATAACACTTGGCGGTATTTGCTGCGTCTCGACACAAGCCATGATTAATTTCTTGAGCATCTCGTTATATTGCTTCATTGCTTCTTCGTAGGCTGCAGATTCTTCCGGTGAAGCTCCAGGGGGAAGATCAACAGGTTTCTCGATTTTTGCCGCTGCTGCAAGCGTTGACTTAAATAACTGTTCTTCTTGATAAATAATCAGCTCAAAGCAACGACAAATGCCATGAGTGTAAATTGAGTTTGCTTTCTTTTTGGACGTTGCAGCAACACGGCCAAACAATGATTTGTACTCTGTTGCAGTCACGCCTGCCGAAATAGACAATTCATCTACACCGCCAAGAGCAGTGCGAATTTCTTCTCGATATTGACGAGCAAATGCGTTTTGATCACCAGTGATCGCATCGGGCACAATGTAACCGACTCGATCGTTTGGCTCCAGGTTTGCGATGACGCGTGGAACTCTGATTTGAGCATCGGCGCCACGAGTTACTGGATCCGATTTAAACATGGACCGACTCATCGGCGACGGACTTGCAAAGCCTGAGTTCGCAGCAATGGAAGGACGCTGAATTGTTGCTTCACCACCGGCTTCCATCAGATCCGTCTTGGGACGAGATGAAAGAAGAGTTGGATTACCAAAGAACGTGATGTTTTTGCGCATCGTGCGCATCAAGTC